TCCACCGTTCACCCCGGCAACGGTCCAATCATTCGTGTTGTCAATCGCCAGCCCCGTGAAGTCATCGAACAGCTTGACGGGGGCGTAAGCGTTGACCGTTTCGCCCGTTACTTCGTCCCGAAACTCCAACATCCCGCCCGTCCAGCGGCTTTTAATTCTGGTAAGTGACATTTCCTTTTCCTCTTTCCGCCGGGCTGCTTAACGCAGTTGCCAGGCTCTAATGTAGTCTACGTCCAACGTGTTCGCCGCACCTTCTCGGTTAATGAATCCGAGGTAGACACAGAGATCGTCAGTCGTAGTAATCCCGGCGGATTCCGTATAAACGAAATCGCCATCGAAGAAAAAGGAGCAGTCACCAGAACTGTTTATCTCGACCCTATAGGTGTGGAATTCTGCAATCACCGGAGAGGCCGTAGCTGCTGGAACTGCGGTTACTGTTCCGTCAACATTGTTGGCGACGGCGACGCAACGATACAGCGGGGTAGTAGCGTCTGAATCTTGAAACCACACCGCACAGTCCGGCGCGGTGCTAGTCAGGGTGGCAATGGCGTAATCACAAGCGAGCAAATCAACCGCATACCCCGTTGCGTCCGCAAAACCAAAATTGAAGCTTGTTTTCGTCACGTCGTTTTGGGCGATACGCGCCTCACATACGCAATGCTTGCTCGCCTCAAATGTCAGGAGCGACGCAACCTCCACATCGTCATTATCGGCGATTCCGGTCGTCAGACGCATGTGACCGCCAACAGCGGCGTTAATGGTCGCCGTCCCGGCGTTCACCGCCGCAACCGTCCAATCGTTCGTGTTGTCGATGGCCAGCCCGAGGAAGTCGTCATAAATCTTGTATGGCGCATTCACCTCGACAGTTTCGCCGGTTGTGTAATCGAAGAACTCCTGCATCCCGCCACGCCAACGACTTTTAATTCTTGTAACAGGCATTATCTTTGCCCTCTTTTCTACTGCTTCCATACGCACTCTGGCGTTTATGTCGGCGATGGTTTCGCCGTAATGCGGCTACGCGGCCCGGCCAAGGGAGGGAAACCGGGCCACGCAGCCTTTAGCGACGCGATGCGCCGCCGACTTCACCTACACGATCGCCGTTCTGGCCGCAGTCGATGCATAGCGCGCACCGCTGAGAACCACAACCACACTGACTAGGGACGCAGCCGCAGCATCAGACTTAACCCGCATCCAGTTGTAACCCGCCGTCAGTTCGCTGGCATCAACCTCAATAACAAACGTCGTGCTGTTGTTGGTGCCTGACGCAAAGCCGGTATTGTCAACAGTGGTTCGCGAACCAAGCGTATCGCCGGCAACGGTGGTTTCGGCGTAGTAGTCGAATCCAATCGCAGCCTCAGTGCCACACGCCTGGGTGGTCGCATTGAACACGGTCCAGGTGGTTGTATTGCCAACCACGCCCTGCGTAATGATGATTGACGCGTGTTGATAGTCCTCCATGCTCCAGGCAAGGGAGACTTTGGCCACACCGCCAACATCCACAGGAGGCGTCGCGTTAATAACGTGGCATTCCTCCGCAATGGTAATTCCTTTCATGGTATTACTCCTTTCGATCTTCTCGTTTTCCTGTTACTTCATTCTCCGAAACGCATCTCAGCACCTACTTAGGAGCGAGTCGCCAGGGCCACAAAGGGGCTAATCGTGTCCGTTGCGCCACCTTTGTACGGCGTGATGGCCGAAGCCAACTTCGGCTGCCCGTCGAGCCGATAGACCCAGCGGTAGCACATTTCGTCGTAGGTGAAAAGCACGTGCATACTTTCGGCGGACTGGAGACCGGACTTGTCGGCAAAGTAATACTGACCGAGATCCGCAAAGATGATGTCGCCAACCGTACCAAGCGACGCACACTGCTCGATGGGATTAATGGGACGGCCCAACAGGGTGCCAAACGGCGCATCCGCAAGCCCGCTCGGGGGGCGAAAAAGCGGCACTCCACCAGTCCCGACGGCATGTTCCAGTTGGAACAATTGCGGCCAACAGTTCTGGTTGATGTACCACTCGGCGTTAGGCAGAGAATCGGGCAGCATCCGCCGCCACATCTGCTCGACGTTTTCGGCGATGATCGTGGTCGCAAGCTGTCCTGTTTCCGCAGCAACCGAAATCAGCGCTCCGCTATTCAGAATACCCAGTGGACGCCCGCCACCCGCCCCGTTGATAATGCAATCGTCGATCGCAAAACCAAACTCACGCGGGAAAGCGTCCATAATCCAGGACTGCAACGCCGGGGCGTCTGCGATCAGTTCCTCTGTCATATAGCACAGAGCAACCATCTTGTTCAGCGTCAACTCGACCATTCTGATTTTCGGAGCGCTATGCGTTTTCAGTGCGGCCTCGTCGGCGAAATACACCCGAACGCCACCCTGACGCGAACCGTCAACACGAGAGGTTTCATCGATGCCCGGAACCTTCACGCTGTTAGCAGAATTGCTGATCTTGATGTTAGAACACTTCGCGGCCAACTTGCCGGTTTTGAACGCCAAGTCCAGCAGCGTTGACGCGAAATCGGTCTGAACCAAAAACCCGCCATCCGACGGAACGCCTTCACTCATACCCGTCGCGCGAGTCAGGCGTCGGTCAATCTTGGACCCCTGAACAGCCGCATGTGTAACGGCTCTCAGAAAATCTCCGAGATTACGAAAGGTGTTGGACTCAACATTGGCGTAAGCCCCACCCGGCTCAGGCAATTCCGCTTGGTCCCGAGGGCTGTCCGCCCAATTGCGCGCTACGTTGATCTGTTGGCTTTGAGTCAGCAATCTCCGAATGGTGTTAATACGGCCAAGAATCTTGTCTACTTCGGCAAACTCCGGCTCGCTCAGTTCCCGCGATTCATTTTGGGCAAGTTTATAAATATCTTCCTGCTCACGCAGCAACATTTTGAGCTCGTCTTTCAGTTTTTCGTCATTCATTTTCATACGTCCTTTCTTTCAATAATGGAGTCAATTCATCCTGCATCCGTGCAATCCGCCGTTGCTGAGAGCGCATTCTCCACGCCATACTTGATTTGGGGATTACATCGGTTTGCGTTTCCGCGTCATCCACGTTTGCCGTGGATGGATCAGTCACGGTGCTTTCGTCTGGCGAATCGGGGGAGTGGCTTGCATCGACCGACGCACTCTCTTGGCCCGGCTCGTCTCGCGTTCCGCCCGAAGGCTCCGTGCTGTTACTGGGGGAGTGGCCGCTGCCGTCCGCGACCGGCTCTGAAATTGCTTTGGGGTTGGCGCCTTCCGAGTGGGTTTCGCCCGGCTCGGCTGACGTATTTTCTGAATCCGAGTGGGCGTCGGCGCCCGGCTCGTCATTTTTTGCTTTCACGCGCAACGCACCATCCCGGATGGTGTTGCAAATTTCGGTTATTGAGGTTTCGTCGCTCAACGCGGCGAGAAGGTCTTCCCGGTCACAATCGGCGAGGGCCAAAACATCCTCGACAATGGCTGTGTCTGATGGCAGCTCGCCGCTCTCTCGCACGCCCCGCGCGGCAGCAATGTCCTCTGCGGTGATGCAGTTAATGATTTTCATTTCCCCCGACACCGCCCCCCGCTGCTTGCTCAGCACGCTCACAGCGCGCTCCACGGCGTCAGGCTCAAACCCAGCGCCGCTCAACGCATTGCGCAACCCAACCTCGGTCGTCGGATAGAACGGGAATGTAACCGGACTCACTTCATGCAGCCGCAGTTCAATCAACTCACGCTTGCGATTGCCCTTTTCGTCGCTCGTTTCTGTGTCTTTGATGACGTTAAAACCAAACGACATTTGTGTCACATCACCGCGTGAAATAGACACCACGGCATCACGCCCGGCTTGCGTGTCAGGCGGGTCAATCTCAATCGCCAGCCCACGCTTGTCCTCGTGGAGTTTCAACGTGCCGGCAGTAGTGCGCCCAAGCACCTTGCTGGTGTCGTGATTCCACAGCGCACGAATGTCTGGCGATTCCTTGAGCGTCTTTTTGAACGCGCCCGGCAACACCCGCTCAACACCGCCCCATCCGTCATCCGCCCACTGATTAAAAACAACTGCATACCCACGCAGTTTGCCATCCGGCTCCGCCCGCAACTCACACTGTGCGCCCGGCGCAATCGCGCGACGCTCCATTGGCTTGCTGTGGGACTTTGGAGTGGATTGTGTGACTGCCATTTGCCTGTCTCCATTTGTGTGAAATAAAAAAAGCCGCCCGGAGCGTATCGCTCCAAAGCGGCCAGGGTCTTCCTGTGCCAAATATGTTTTTGCCTGCTACGACACGCTAAACTGGCGGCTCCTCAAATTTTTCCGTTTTAACTACGGCAATCTTGCCCTTGTCAAACTTGACCGTAATGCTTCCGTGAAAACGTTGGGAGATACATTCGGCCAACTTGTCACGAAGCCAAAGCCACTGGTCCCTACGCCGTTCTTTTTCTTCTTCCAGCATCCCCTACCCCGGCATTATAAAACATTGACAACTTTTATGCAGCGGCGGATTCTTGAAATTCACCTTTACGTGAATCGGCTCCGTCTTGCCGTCTCCCGAATCAATCACGTCCCCGACGGATGCAAAATATCCTTCGCGCCCCACAGTCGCGCCGTCCAGGGTTTTGCAATTCGAGCACGCGCTTGATTGAGTCCGCCATATCAACGCTTTGCCGAAAAACAAGAACACCGCCACTGCCGCCGCCTCGGCGACGCGAACCTTCCAACTATCGGCAATTTTATCCGGGCGGCTCTCCCCCCACTCGGTCAGGCGCTCATCTATCTCATCAAACGATTCCAAAGATTTGCCATCGGCCTTAGTCACCAACTGCCCCAAGCTCAAGCCAACATGGCGACCTACGGCAACCTCAGTGAAATTCGTGATGAATTCATCCAGGTCGGGAACGCCCTCTTCTATCTGCGCAGCGGCGGCCTCACCGGCTTCGAGCGCGTAGGCGCGAAGCACGGCTTTCACCTGAATGTCCACCAGTTTTCTGTGCTGCGCGTAAAATGTGACAAGCCAATCTTTAAATTCTTCCAGGCTGCGCGTCATAACTTGCGCGCGCCTAATCGCCAACTGCTTTCCGCCCTTGAGCGCCGCCGCCTCCACGGCGCCCCTTGAGCGAAACTTTTCCATGCCACTACGAATAGCATCCACCTCGGATGATACCACGCGCTCACTAAGCGCCAACAACTTTGGACGCCACTTATCGCGCAAAGCAAAGCGTTCATCGATCGCGCGCCGCTCCATTTCGACCGAGCGTTTTTCCATTTCCTCCGCAGCATTCGACTCGCCCGGATCCGGCAACTGCTCCGTTGGCTTGGGTTCGATTTTTTGTGGGTCTGTTGCGGCCTTGGGCCATTCACCACTGGCAACACGGTTGACATCGACCATTGCGCCCTGAACAACACGAAGGTCGCCAGCCTCACCGGGAATCGGATTCATATTTTCCGCCCGGCGCACCTCGTTGATACTCATGTCGCCGTGCTGCTGCATCTTGGCGTACCACTCAGCGCGCGCTTTCATATCCCCGCGCATCAAGCCTTTTATGTCAAACTCCACATAATACCGTTGTGTGGCGAAAAACTTCAATTTCGCCGCCTGCTCTATCCGAACAAACCACGGCATGTATCCATTCAACACGGCGTCAATCGCCGACTGTTCGCGATCTGCAATTCCACTTACCTCATTCGCTCCAATTAAGCGCGGCGGAAGCCTGAACCAACCAGCAATCTCTTCCTTCGCAAACCGCCGCGTGGCGAGAAACTGGGCGTCCTCCGGCGAAAAACCAATCGGCTTAACCGTCGTCCCCTGCTCCAGTATCGCCATCCGATGCGAACGATGAACCCCTTGATGGTTCAGATTCCACGACCTCTCCATGCGCTTGTAGGAATCGTCGTCCAGTTCCAGCGGACATTCCATAATCAGGTTCGGCGTTGCATCATTCGAGAAAAACCGGCCACCATACTGCGTAGCCGCGATGGACCCGCCAATACTTTCCCGCGCCAAAGTGATAAGTGACTTCCCGCCAAACGGGCCAATAACGTGAAAAATCTCCCCCCGCGAAAAGGTGCGGTCCTCTTTACCCGAACGGTGAAGAATGTAAATCAACTCGCCGGTCTCTTTGCGGTCGATTTTTATTCGGCTCGGGTCCAGCCGCCATATTGCATGAACTCTCCCCGCCTGCGTATATACCACCTGGTTTATCGAGTGCCCCCAACCCACCAGGTCCACAATCATCATTTCAAGCCATGTAAATTTTGTCGTCTCCGGGTTTGGCGAATTATGAAAAATATTATACAGTTCGTGCTCGTAGGCGCGATCCGCCCCGTTTCCGTCAACAGCGCGTCGATAAACGTGAGCCGGCACCATTCCCACGGTTTCGGAAAGCACCCGCATACACGCCATTACGTCCTGACAGTTCAGCGCAACATCGGGGGTGATGTATTCGCCGGCCGATGTGGCGCCACCAACCCGCGAAATCCCACCGGAAAAGTGGTTTTCCCAACTGCCCCATGCCGGTGCTGGACGCCAGCCGCGGACGAGTCCCGAAATGATGCTCATTGTTTGCCGACCCTATTCAAAGGCGAACCATTCAACTCCACAATCACCCCGAGCACCATCAAGCCTATCCCAACCGCAATCTTGCCCGCGTTGGGCGATATACACCATACGCCAAAGCAGGTAAACCCTATCCCGGCGACAAACAAGATAGAAACATAAATGGACCGGAAAACATGGGCGCTTTGACGTATCCAGCTAAATAGTCTCGCAAACAAAACGAACTCCCTTTTTCTTCTTCAACTAAAAAACAAGCCTATTATACAGGCTCAAATCAAAACACTCAATAGCGGGTTTGAAACCAATCTAGCCAGCATCCTCAACTGCCCCCCCAAGGAACCTGAACCCATGCGTCAGATAACGACTCACCGGCTTTACGTTCACCACGGCGCGCGCCATCGCCGTCATCAGCGCACTCACGGCGTCGATGCGCTCAGTGCTCTTTGCCTTGTCCGGCGCAAAGTTCTCGTTGGCGTCCAGACGGACACACACATTGCCCATGCACCAATCGAGAACGGGATTGTTGCCGTGAGCGAACAGATGCTCATAAACCAGTTTTTCGACTTCCTTCATCGCCGGGCTAAGCGTTTGAAATCCCTGGCGAACTTCAACCAGGTTTTTCACCCCGGACTTTTGCAGATTGGTGGCGAACATGGCGGCGTTCCACGGGTCGTAACCGATCTCACGCACATCGTACTTGTCGCAAAACATCTCTATTTCAGCCTGCACATAATCATAGTCGATAACGTTGCCAGGCGTTGGCGTGATAAAACCGTCCCTAATCCACAAATCATACGGCACCTTATCGCTCTCAACGCGCGCCGCCACTCTGTCGCCAGGAACCCACGCCCGGCATACAACCCGCCAAAAGTTGTCCGTCTTACATGGCGGAAACACCGCCACCGCCGCCGTCAAGTCAATGGTGCGCGACAGGTCTACGCCGACATAGCAGGTGCGTCCGGCCA